AAGGGCTTCTAGGGCAAAGTTTAATGCCGTTAAATTCATTATAAATCCCTGGTGTTACAGGTAAAGGAAAACAATAAGGATATAAAGGACTAACTCCATTATTTTTCTTTACATTAGGCCAATATTCAGGACCTACTGCAGGAACACCTTGACCATAAGTTCTAAAATGAAAACTATCCATTTGTGGATTAGTCCAATTACCTTGAAAATCTTGAAATATAGCTTTTGTTGCTATAGCTAAACAACGTGCTCCTCTTGCTAATGCTGTGTTGATCTCATTATCTGGGTAGTTTAGTCTACGTCCCTGGGCGTTAGCAGTAGGAGATCCAGCTTGATTAACGCCAGCATATAGATTTCTTAGGTATCGTGGAGTGTTTCCATTACTCTCTGTTGTAGCATAGGTTTTCATACATACAGCTTGTGCACCTACTTGTCCCATAGCGTATTTTTCATGAGCAAGTCCATTTGACATAAAGAAACAGTCTCTAACTCCTCTAAAGTATTCTACTCCTCTTGCAGCTATTGGCCATTCGCCAACTCCTGGAGTAGTTACAAATTTACCTAGTTCAGTTTCTCTATCAATAGGAGCTGTGGAACGAAGTTTTCTATCAACATCTACGATATTTCCATTCTTCCCAAATAGTTCTTTTGGTGCGAGTGTATGGACTGTTTCTCGACTATACCAATTACTGGGTCTAGCAGACCAATTGCCCTCAATATTTTCAGGATACCCTGCAAATAAACCATAAGATCCTGTCATCAATAAACCCAAATCCTCTCCTACTCCTGTAGGAATAGACTTTTTAACTTGCCAGTTATAAGAAATTTCTGGAGAGTATAATAGTATATAGTCTTTATTAATATAATCAGGATCATCACTCTGATAGAATGAACTTCCTGCATTTTGTATTCCAAGTTTCATTTGATCACTTGAAAAAGTAGTCCATTGACCATTCATTACTGATCCAATCAATTGATGACCTGTAGCTCCTGTAAAACCATAAAAATGACTATAGAAATAAGGATGAGATATATTCTCATTATTAGGAGCTTCAAAATTCCATATTGTTTGCGATTCCTCTGGTCCTACAGAAATGTTTTTAGTAGTTCTTCCTATCCCTGAACATATTCTCCTTTTGTCTTCATTACTTCTAGGTACTCTTACTATTTGCCAAGCTGAAACTTGTGTTAGTATACTAGGACATGAGGAAAAATCTAAAGTAAAATCTAATCCTACATCATATCCCCATGTTTCATGGCTATCACCTAGAGTAGGAGGGGTAACATCTGTTGCAACAGGAAAATAGTATTGTCCTTCTCTTAAAACATCATCTTTATCTGATATATCTGGAAATTTAATATCTCCTAGATGTTCTACATAAGAAGCTTCTCCTTTTTTATTATAAAAAACTATTCCAAAACGATATGTTTCTCCTCTTTTATAACCTCTTGATAGTCCTGTAATATATGCAGAGCCATCATTACCATAAGATTTGTTATAATAAGTATAACCATCATTATAAGAAGAGTCTGTAGTATCTGGACCTAACCAGTTGATTTTGTCACCAGGTTGTTGACCAGTATCTAATAGTCTCTTTTTTAAAGTAAATTGATAAGAGATATTTATAGCTCCTGTACCAATAGGAGCTGTTGTTGCTAAAGATTGTCCTCCTAAAGTAGTTCCATTAAGTTTATATTTATATTGTTCGTCAGTATGCCAGATTCCCATCCATTGTCTATCTGCATTATATTTTACATTAAATTTTGTAGCATCATCTGCTGCAGGACCTGGCAAAGAAGCACCTGAATCGTATCTATAAGTTTGTGCATTAAATTCTTCGTTAGCAGCTAATAAGTCTTGTATAGAAAAGAAACTTTGTTTTATATTAGCTATAACTAAAGAGTTATCTTTAGGAACTATTGTTTTTGCTGTTTTAAAAGGATAGATTTTTACAGCGTATTCTATAGGTAATATGGTAGTAATGCTCTCTTCATTTCCAGAATATATAATATCTATAAATGTACTACCTGGATCTAAGTTATTTGTTTCTATTGTAAAAATTTCAGGAGTTCCGTTATAGTCTTCATAAAAAATTCCTATTAATTCTATGTATTCAAAAATATTGATATAATTAGTAGTGTCTATTCTTATGGTAATAGTTTTTCCTGTAATAGTTCCTTTTCTACTGCCCATCATTTTTCCTGAAGGACTTGCATTTTCTGAAGATCCTATAATATGCATTATATTACCAGGAGGAGAGATTAAAGTAGTTTTACCATCATCTGTTCTTAATCTATATGCAAATTGATACATTCCTGCCTTGAGGCTACCTCCTCCAGGAGCTATATTTAAAAGTATAGGTTGAGTATATGTGATATCAGGGAATATATCTATTACGCCTATATGAGTAGTTATAGGAGAACTAGTAGTATTGAAATCTGCTATATTTAATGATCTTATAAAGTTGTTATAATCTGTCCAGTATATTCTTTGAGTGCATTCTGATTCAAATCTTCCAACTGCTTCTATAGGCCAATCTTTTTTAAAAAATAGTTCTTCAGGACTTCCATTATTATCATATATTAAACGAGGCGTAAGAGCATTGATATTTCTGGTTTGTAAATCATATTCTACATAATAAATCCATCCATTGTTTCCAGAATCATCTGTAGTGAAAATAATTATTTTTTCTCTGATAGTAGCTACTCCTATAATTTCTTTTAATCCCAGCTGTGTTCCTGAATCATTTTGAGGAACTATAAAGGCTTGTTCATTTCCTATCATATTAGTGATAGCTCCTTGGGATTCTCCTTCTGAAGTAGTTATTCTGACATCTCTAGCATCTATATATAAAGCAGATTTTATAGAGTCATATGCTGTGTCTTGCATCAGCCCTGTGTATGTGTTGATAGATTTTTTCATTTATGGTAATGTAGTAAATGAAGTTTCTGTTCCATAGGACGTGCCTGAAGTATGTGTAGCAAACGATCTTACATAATAGGTTGTTGCGGCAGTTAAGCCCGTTAGATTGCTTGTAAATGCTCCTGGAGCGGCTATAGAACCTAAAGAGTCAATAGAGTCTGACGTAGTTGGGTTTGGTAAAGTCGACCAACAATGTCCATGTTGAGTAATAGGAGTAGAACCATAAAAAGTCAATTGACTGATTACGGATGCTGTTGTAGTAGCTATAGCTGTTGCTACTCCTGTAATAAGTATGGGTAAATAATCAGTAGTTGTAGAAGCACACACATTGCTTGTACTTTGTAATTTTAAACTATTTTCTTCTGAAGTAAGGAAATTACTAGCTACTTTAGGTCTAAAATATCTTTGTTCAGGCAGTTGCATATTAGCAAAGAATGAAGCATGACTTTGAATACTAGGAATAGTTCTAACATGCTGATTCTTAAAGGATTCTGCATCATCTACACCATTAAATTGTTTAGCAAAATTAACAGCTTGGGCAAAATACCAGTCTCTATCTCTTTCGATAATTTGAAATTTGTCTGCGGGAATCTCATTACGTAGCCATAGTTTTCTAGCAATTTTGTGAGCTATGAACCAAGATCCTGCTTCTAACCATTGTTGTTCTGCAGGGATAGTAGGATATCCACAATCATCTGTTGGTATAGCTTCATAAGACAGTGCAACCATTCCTTTACTAAAAGAAGGAAAGATATATCCCTGACCCACTGTATAAGTATTTTCTGATTGAGTAGTATAGTCTCTATCATCAAGATGATATCTAACATGAAAGTTATCTGTAGACCATCTCATAGGAACTATTGTTCCTTTACCACATTTAGCTTCTTCTGTTGAGGTAACTCCTTGTAATTCAGCAGCTTGTTTTATTTTATGTAAGTCTAAAGGAAGATCGGATCTCCCATCACATATATCTAAATAAGCTACCTTATCAGTCATGACAAGCCCTACATTTGTATGAGCCATAAATTCAGCAAGCCATTCTAAAACTTCTTCATCATTGATATCGTATTTGAATCCAAAGTCTCTAAATACCTTATCTACTACATTTTTATAAGATACTGTGTTTCCTGCGTACATGTCTTAGTCTTTTAAGGCTTCTGCCAGTTTTTGTATAAGCGACTTTTCTTGTAAAGGATTCTCCGTATGGATAGTTTTTTTACTTTCAAATTTCCATCCGTCTTCTTCTTTAATACTCTTATCTACACACTTTATATAGCCGTTTTCTACTTTTTCTACTTTAGTCATTATAGAGGTTCCGTCTTCTAGTTCTACCTTCTTGGTCCAGACTACGCTTCCTCCTTCTGATACTTCTTCTATAAAATCATCCATAATAATATATTTTTCTATTTGGGTCTTTTACTACTGTATTAATTAATCTAGAATATTGTCTAGATGGTGTAAACTCATAAAACCTGTGGTATTTTACTGAGGAAGTAAGTTTATCCCAATAATGTTGATAAAACTCTTGATTTGTATGATCGTTCATAAAGTAAACTACTTTCTTTCCTTTAAGTTCTGTTATCTCATCTCTTGTTTTTCCTTCATATGTTTTTTCCCACATTTTCCATGTTGTAGGCCAATCAACTTTTAACGACTTAGACTTTTCTCCATTTTTTTTAAAAAAGTGCAACTTATTAGCTTTTACTCTTAGATATCCTAAAGGTCCTAGTTTTAATTGCATATTTTCTTTAACTATAGTCCTACTAAAGATTGATAAAAGCTCTTTTAGAAAAGCATCATATTCTTTACGTTCTAATTTGGCATTTTTTGCATTCTTTTTATAATGCTTAAAAAAATCATACTTATGGATATCTCCTGTAGTTTTTCCTTTGCCTCTTTTTAAATATATGTTACTTTCTTTGTTTTGCACTTTGTTGTGGTTGTGATTGTGATAGTTCTGTTTTGTTATCTTTAGCATCATTACTCTCATCTAAAGGCATCATCTGTTTTTGCATTAATTGTTGTATTATTTGTGGTTTAATATATGCCCACATCCATTGGTTTATAGGATAGATATCATAAGGACTCCAACAAGGTTTTCCTGCGCAGTTTATAAAGTCTCCTAAAGCGCTTGGATCTTCAAATAGTCCTCTTATAGTTATGTATTTTAGTATTTTAACTCCTGGGTTATTGCCCATGATGTATATGTATCGATCATACAGAAATGTATATATAGCATTTTTAGTCGTTCTGCCGTTACCAGCATATGGAACTCTGTTATAATCTATCATTGTAAATCTTTTCTTTGTAATATCTACAGGACCTACTGATGTGATACCTTTTCTATAATAGAATTCTATAGTATTAGGTATTTGTTTTTTAGTGCGTACTACTTTGCAAGACAGAGGAATAGATAAATTACAACATGTGTCTGGGTCTACTAATTCTAATTCTACACATGCTAGTTCTTGTTGTACATTAG